AGTAAAGTATATAAACAAACAGTGTAAAGGCAACAAACGTAAGATAATATAATATAGTAATACTCTAGAGATGGCACAAGAACGTAAGATCTATGGACCTTATATCAGGTCTCTCTTACATATGAAGGTCTCGGTCGATATGAACGAAATCGGGAAAAACATCAAAGAGAATTTGGAGAAGAAAATCCGGTCCGAAACAGAGGGCAAATGTATAGCCGAGGGGTTTGTTAAACCCAATTCTATTGCCGTCATGAGCTACTCGTGTGGATCCGTCAATCTTGATCGCGTCGATTTCCATGCAACGTTTGAATGTATGGTATGTTACCCCGTCGAGGGAATGGATGTTGAATGCCTGTGTAAGACGGTGACCAAGGCGGGAATTCATGCTCAGGTCATCGACGACGAAGGAAATATGCCAATGACGGTGTTTATTGCACGCGATCATCATATCATGGATCATCGTTTCAATGGAATCAAAGAAAATGCGAAAATTACTGCGAAAATCATCGGTATACGATTCGAGTTGCATGATCCTTATATTTGTACGATTGGCAAGTATGTGGAGTATGGTAAAAAGGATGGACCAGCTGCAGATAAACGGCCGCGTGTGAAGATTCATGGAAAGCGCGGTGGTGGAGATGGCGACGAAGATTTCACAGATAGTTATGCTACAGACAATATTGGTTTCTCGATCGACGAAGAATAAGAATAAGAGAATAGTATTATCAACCTAAAAATATATAGATGGAATAGAGTATATATTTTTTATTGGAATATGAAGGTGCAACTGACCAGTTATTCGCAAGTACCCGCGGGGTCGGGATCATCGAGCTCGATACAAGATCTCGTCGCATATTGTGCACGTGTATCAAACCCGGCAAACCAAGAGAATCGCGAGACAAATGAAAAACTCGTGCGATATTTAATGGGACATCAGCACTGGTCGCCTTTGGAGATGGTAAGTATATGTTTAGAGATTGAGACTACACGCGATATTGCGCGCCAAATTCTGAGACATCGATCTTTTTCTTTCCAAGAATTTTCACAAAGATATGCCGTAGCAGAACTGGGAATGGAATGCAAAGAGGCGCGTAAACAAGACACGAAGAATCGTCAAAATAGTATAGAAATCGATGTATCCGATGAAACCGACGCCGCTCTTCAAGAAATATGGACCGCACTTCAAAGCGAAGTAGCTGAAAAGTCGAAAGATGTATATTATTGGGCTTTGGAAAATGGCATTGCCAAAGAACAGGCGCGTGCGGTTTTACCTGAAGGTATGACGGTTTCGCGAATGTATATGAATGGGACATTAAGATCATGGGTTCATTATATCCAATTGCGATCAGGGAATGGTACACAAAAAGAGCATAGAGAAGTGGCTATTGCTTGCGCGAAAGCGATTGAACCGATTTTCCCCATGATTATGGAATTTGTCGATCATTCATACAGCGATGAAACCATATAAATAGAAGTGCCTTACATGATATATCAGTCTCTATTGTTGAACGATGGATCCGAGCAAGCTAGAAGCCCTTAAACTGAGAATCGAAAAGATGTCCAAGACACAACACATTGAGATTTTGAAGATATTGAAGCAGTTTGATACCATCAAGTTGAACGAAAATAAGAGTGGCATTTATATTAATTTATCGTTTTTGCCCGAAAAGGCCGTGGAACAAATCCAAGAATATATCGTATATATAACGGAACAAGAGGAAACGCTCAATACAGCGGAATATCAGAAAAATGAGTTTAAGAAATCGTTTTTTGACGAAAAAGGGGATAAAGACAATAGTGCATTACTGTATAACAATACTTCGCTTCACGCATAATAATAAAATAAAGATGTCTACCTATCTACATCAAATTTTTTATAAATATAATAAATTTGATCATATCGGAGAAGCGATTGCTGCACTTGACAAATTTATGTATGTACCAGTACCGCCAGTTTTACGCGTGAAAGATGCACATGAACCCTTGATCCAGGAACCGGTTCCTGAATTGCGGGTCGATGTCGTAAAAGAAAATAGTATCGTTTCGCCAACGCATGCTTACATGCTAGAACAAACCGATCGTCCGTTTATGCCGATTCAACCGGATACCCTATTTTGGTGTATCTTTATTGCACACTACGAGTACGCCGAATATACAATGGTTCGCAATCGATATCACAATAAAGAAATCGAAGAAAAACAGAGGATCATGGAGGCGATTCGAAAAACGCCGGACATGATCAAGGCTGCGGGAATCAAAATGACAAAGATTCGTGTACAACAATGTTTATCGGAATTGATGGTGGATCAAAAAACGACGCTACAGACGTGTTTAGTGATGTGCGTTTATTATAAGATTCGCATTTTTTTAATCTATAAACACACGTTTTTAGAATGCAACCATGTGCAGACTGATGTGCCTGCATTTTTTCTTTATCGAAATGATCGGGGGCAATATAGACTAGATTTGGCACCAGCTACTGCGGAGAAGATAGTCGAGTTGCGAAACACTCATATTGCATTGGAACATTCGGAAGATAAACCTCTGAAATCCGCAACGTATTTTAAGAAGGAAGAGTTGGAAGAAATGGCGGAAAAGGCGGGTCTGAAACTTCCTGTGAAAATCTCAAAGACGGAGTTGTATGGTCAAGTCATGGCGGCTTGTGTGTGGGTAAGGAACGAAAGGAACGAAAGGAAGTGAATGAACGAAAGGAAGTGAAGATAGCAATAGAAGGAACGGTAGGACCAAACCAAAGCAACAGAATAACCCCCCAAAAAATTGAATACAGATAAAATAATATATGAGTTATCCTATATAGGATACTAATGTCAACGGGTCAACAGTCTCAAAAGAATAGCGGTGAAAAAAATGTACCTGCCTATGAACATGGTCCCAAGCCCGATGCTTCCAAAGCCGATTTTGAATCAATGGTCTCGCATTATTTAGCGAGTAATCCGATGGCGAAAACTGACAGAAAGACGAGCGAGATGGAGGTACGTTTTGGAACAAACAATCGATTGGCGAAACCGATTTCGAAAATCGATTATGACAATGTGGTCGGCGAATTATTGGCATCCGGATTTACGACCACGAATCCAACCGGGTTGAGCATATTGCGAATTCAGAATGAGTATATCGACCCGCGCACCGGAGAAACCAAGATTTCGAATATTCGCGGTGAAATTGTTGGCGTCGATTTGATACAGGAATACTGCAAAACAAACAGTATCGAAAAGGTGATCAATATGCCATCGTCGATTTCGGCCAGTTCAGACAAGATCAAATTTACGCAAAAATCGCCCCCGAGAGTCGGCGATAAGCCCATCAAACCCGTTGATATGTTCGATTTCAATTTCCGTTTGTCTTTCCAGCTGGAACAAGATTTCACAGTAAAATCGAATATTGGTCAGGGTATTATCAACCGTTGGCTCGATTCGAAAAAGCTGTTTCGCTATATCAATCGCGTCCGATTTTATCACCCCCATTTTCCCGTGTTTGCTGACTTGAGTATTGTAAAGGGATCGAAAAAGGTGAATCGCGTGCCCATTCCGGAGGTGACGATTCAAAAGGCGGGCGTATTTACGAATCAAGAAACGTACGAGATTGAACTGGAAATTGATAACAGACGCGTCGGACCCGGAACACCCTATAACAACGCAAAAGACTTGTCCAATGTGATTCGCAAATGCATACGCATTGTCTTGGGTGGGTTGCAAGGAACACACTATCCAATTGCATATAGCGAGCGCGATAAAGTAATGCAGTCGTACATGTCTCTTGTTCACGGTAATCAATACCAGCCACGACGTGTTTTGCCCCGCGATTTCATCGGCCCTTCGTCCTATACATTGCAATTGGAAAATATACAACCGACCGAGACATCAGACGAAGCAAGTTCCATTGTGCCAAATATTAGAAAGAATTATACCGTGACGGACAAGGCCGATGGTGATCGTATGCTGATGTTTGTTTCTGAAAATGGGCGAATCTATATGATTGATACAAATATGAATGTCATCTTTACAGGGATGATTGCGCCCGATAAAACGCTGCATCGTAGTTTGTTGGATGGCGAATATATCCGATATGACAAGGAAAAGCGCGCGCTCAATTTATACGCAGCCTTTGATATTTATTATATTGCAGGAGAAAGCAAGCGCGAATTGGGATTTGTTCCCGTTGGAGAAGACGATGTTCAAAACAATTTCCGTCTCCCCCTTTTAAATGAATATGTTCGAAATCTAAAGCCCATTTCAATCGTCGATGAGAGAGCCGCCGATATACAGTCGGGCAAATCACCCAACCTGGAAAGGGGCACAAAAGAGGCAGCAGAAAAATCAAAACCATGTGCCGTGCAAATACAGTGCAAAACATTTTATTCCGATACAACCGGTAGCACGATTTTCGCAGGTTGTTCCACTATTTTATCCAACACGGCCGATGGACTCTATCCATACACGACCGATGGTCTCATCTTCACGCCAACCAGTACGGGCGTAGCAAGCAATCGCATCGGTGCTGCAGGACCCCTTTTCAAGACAACGTGGTCGGAATCATTCAAGTGGAAACCGCCAGCATACAATACGATTGATTTCTTGGTGAGTGTGAAAAAGGACAAGAATGGAAAAGACGAGATACATCATATTTTCCAAGAGGGGAACGATATGACACGTGGGCAATCGGTGATTCAATATAAAACGCTGGTATTGAGATGCGGATTTGACGAAAGAAAACATGGATATTTGAATCCCATGTTGGACATGATCAACGATCAATTGCCCAGTGTAGGTGAGTTGGACAATGAAGAAACCTATAAACCCGTCGCATTTCAGCCAACAAACCCCTATGATCCCGATGCCTGTTTATGCAACATATTGTTGAAGGAGGATGGTCAAGGGACAATGGTCATGATGACGGCTGAACATGAATATTTCGAAGAGGACACAATCGTTGAGTTTAGTTATGATAGTACCAAGGAAAAGGGATGGAAATGGCAACCATTGCGCGTGCGCAATGATAAAACGTCGGAATTTCGTTCCAAGATGAAAAACTATGGAAATGCTTATCATGTGGCCAACGGAAATTGGCACTCTATTCATAACCCCATCACTGAAGAGATGATTACGACGGGCCAATCCATTCCGGAGACGACGGCAAATGAAGATGTGTATTATAACCGTTCAACACGTGATACGAGCACAAAAGGTCTGCGTGATTTCCACAACTTGTTTGTCAAGAGAAAGCTGATTTTGGGTGTATCAAATCGCGACAATACATTGATTGATTATGCGGTTGGAAAAGGTG